AATGCGGCAGAGTGCAGGAGTATAGCGATACGCTGCTGATATTCCTCATGAAGGGGCGCAACCGCGCAAAGTGGGGGGAGAACGCAGAGGTCAATGTAAACCTCAACCGCGCCAAAATAGTAATTAACAAAGGTGACTTCGATAATACAGTGAGTGAACCTGATGAGTCTATACAGTGACAATATAGCGCCTCGCTTCAGAGAAATAGCGAAGGACATATTCGAGCTGGGCGGCACAAAGACTCACTACATCCTGAAAGGCGGTAGGCTCGGGTGTAAGAGTGCCTTCGTTGCACTTACACTTATCACGCTCCTCGGTGCAATTGATGAGAACGACAACCCATATGAGCCGAATCACCATGCAGTAGCTATCAGGCGCTATGGTGTGCATCTGGCAGGCAGTGTTTACAATCGCCTGCTCTGGGCAATAAGCATCCTTGGCGTAGATGACGAGTGGATAAAACACAAGAGCCCGCTTGAGCTGATACACAAAGTTACGCGCAATAAGATAATTTTTGTGGGTGGTGACGAACCAGAGCGCTTGAAGTCTATTACCGCTTCAACGGGATACTTCAAATATCTGTGGTTTGAAGAGCTCTCGGAGTTCGAGTGTGAAGAGAATATAAGAAATATCCTGCAGAGTTTAATGAGGGGCGGCAATAAATTTGCTGTCTTCTATTCGTACAACCCACCGAGATCATGTAATTCGTGGGTTAATGCCTGGGCAAGGAACGAAGCGGGTAGAAGCGATACCCTGGTACACCACAGCACCTATAGGACGGTGCCGGTTGAATGGATAGGTGAGCCTGCTGTTCAGGAGGCAGAGCGCTTACGAGAGAGCAAGCCGATTGCATACCGCCATGAATACTTGGGCGAGGAGACTGGCACCGGCGGGTCAATATTTGACAACATTGAGATCCGTGTCATTCTCGATGAGGAGATCGCCAAGTTTGACAGAGTAAGGCAAGGCCTGGATTTCGGCTTTGCTTGTGACCCGGACTGTTACGGGGCATCCTATCATCACAAAGGCACTCTCTATATATTTAGAGAGGGCTGGTGGCATGGGCTCAAGATTGAGCAGCTCGGTAAGAAGATAAAAGAATTGAATCCTGAGAATGGTTGTATCACAGCAGATTCAGAAGACCCGCGAAGCATAACGGATTTACAAGGCCAAGGTATAAACGTGATAGGCGCTAAGAAAGGCCCTGGCTCTGTGGAACGCGGCACGAAGTGGCTTCAACGGCTCGATAAAATTATAATAGATGACAAGCGCTGTCCGAATACTGCGAGAGAGTTTCTCGGGTATGAGTATAAGCAGGATCGTTATGGCAATTTTAGATCTGATTATCCTGATGAGAATAACCATAGCATTGATGAGACACGATATGCAAATGAAGAATTGATAGGGCTTTCAGCAGCCCCCCGCTGCAGACAAGTATAAAAAGGAGAGGATAGCATGAGTGATTTCGTAATTGCGCCATTCGTTGAGGACCTCAGAACAGGCGAGAAGCGCAGAGAACAACACAACGAGAAAGAGATTAAGATAATGAAAGAGGAGATGGAGAGGCTCAAAAAAAGAATCGAAACACTTGAGAGGAAAAAGTAGGAATGGCAGGACTCTATACCCGGGCGAAGGAGAACCTAAAGGCGCTCATTGCACGTATGCTCTTCCGCTCATACTCGTACTTTATTCCGTCAAGCGAAGCGGGCCAGGTGCAGGCGCAGCCTATTAATTACCTGAACGCTGCAGATGAGGGATACAAAAAGGCGATATGGGCTTACAGGTGCGTTAACGAAATAGCCAACAGGGTAAGCTCTGTGCCGTTCTCGGTGTATCGGAAAAAGAATGATGAGCTTGTGCCAGTTACCGGAGCCCACCCATTGAAGTCGATATTAGAGCGGGCGAACAATGCAGGTCCACAGAACCAGGGGCAGAGCTGGACTTCGTTCCTACGCTGTCAGAGTATCCTGCTCAATATCTCCGGCAACTGTTACTATGATGTGTCAGAGCGCGTAGGGAAGGCTCCAGCGAATCTATATCTCTTGCGCCCGGACAGAATGAAAATAGTGCCGAGGAAGACGAGAAAGGGAACGGATGCGAAGGGTTATGTAGATCGCTATGAATACTATGTAGACTCATCGCCCGATAAGATACAACCGGAGGACATACGACACCATAAGAAGTTTGATCCGTCAAACGATTGGTATGGGCTCTCACCGCTTCAGGTGGCGGCGTATAGTATAGACACAGAGACACAGGCAAGCAACTGGAACTATAGCATGTTCAAAAACCAGGCGCGGCCAAGCGGGGTATTATATACTGACAGCGCAATAGGTGATGAGCAATTCAAGAACCTGGCAAAAGAGGTGCAGGAGAACTGGCAGGGCGCCTCAAATGCAGGCAGGCCGGTAATCCTGGAGGGTGGTTTGAAATGGGCACAGACAGCGCTCTCCCAGAAGGACGCTGATTATGTGCAGCTCAAGAAGCTCACAAGGGAAGAGATCTGCGGTATATACGGCGTGCCTCCTATTATAGTAGGAATACTCGATAGAGCAACATACAGCAATTACAAAGAGGCAGACCCTATCTTTTGGGGGCAGACGATAATCCCGGAGCTTGAAGACTTCACCGATTTCTTCAACAGCAACATAGCGGTGATGTTTGATGATGACGTAGTGATAGGCTACGACTTGGGCGATATCAAGGCGCTGAAGGATAGTGAAGAGCGGGTAAGCAAGATAGCGCAGGACAACTTCAAGAGCGGCATTATCACGCAGAACGAGGCCCGCACCATCCAGGGGTATGACGAGTTGCCGAAAGGGAACTTTTTTCTGTTGCCTGCAGGTGTAATGCCATATTACGAAAATGAAACTGTCGGCGCTCTACAGGAGGAACCCGCACCTGCGAGAGGCTTATACATTGAAATGGAGCGGAGAGCGGTAATACTTGATCCGACAAAAGAGCAGGTGGCAGCGTTTCTGAAAATCTCAGCGCAGCGCCAGGAGAAATTCGCCAAGCGCATGGCGAAGGCTGTGCAGCCTATCCTCTCAGCATACTATCAGGACGCATACAAGCGGCTTATGAGCGCATCGGGGGAGCCCAGTGCAGCGGCGATATCGAAGGCACATGAGAAGGAAAGCAAGAAGGCGCTCCAGGAGTTTTATGAGGACTTCTATACAGAGGGGCTCGTATACTTCATGAACCTGACAAAGAAGGATCTGAAGGGCTCTATGAGGGGTATCATCATCCCAGGACTTGAGCGCAGGGATCAGGTGACTGACAGCCTCACAGAAGATGTTAGAGCGTGGCTGGAGGAAGTGACCGGGGAGAGGGTTGTCGATGTTCTTGACACCACAAAGCTGCAGATAAAACGCATTATAGAGAACGGCCTGCGAGAAGGTAAAACCTCAAAACAAATAGCAGATGAGATGCTGGATCTCGATGAGATTTCCTCTTATATGCGGGCTGCTCGAATCTCAGTAACAGAGACTCATAGTATTGCCGTTGCAGGGAATTTCTATGCAATGGTTGATGCCGACCTGGGGGAAGAGCTTGAGAAGATATGGCACACGAATATTGACGGGAGACAGCGGGATCCTCACGAGCCAATGAACGAGCAGCACCGAAAAATGAGTGAGCCTTTCAAGAGCGGCACAGGTAAGAAGCTGATGTTTCCCGGCGACAGTTCTCTGGGTGCAGGTGCTGATGACATAGTGCATTGCCGCTGTGCAGTGCTTTATGATACTACAAAAATAGGGGGATTCTATGGAGGATAATATGGTAGTAGATGACAGTCTTTTACTATACTGCCTGCTGATGGAAGCGAAGCGGTATGTAAAGCGCGAAGGGGATCGAGCAGTGGAGCAGATCCAGCAGATCGCTGATGAGGAAGTAAACTGCATCACGCTTGAAGATAAGCTGGAGATCTGAGAATCGGAATAAATACGGAGGACACAGGCACCCATTGAGGTGCTTTTTTATTTGGAGGTGTAACGATGCGGATGCA